AATGGTTTATATGCACCGATACTTGTATCTTCCCACTTTTTTAATAATAGTTTTTGGCGGTCCAATTTTGATTTTAAAAATGACCCGCCTAGGTCTTTTACTATTTTAAGAATCTTAGCATTACCTAATGGATTAACTGGACTTGCCCATATGGAATCATCTGATCCAGGATCATAAGATGGCACTGATCCTAAATATGGTTTAAGATCTGTATATCTAGCTGCATTATAAGCTATTCCACTTAAACCCGTAGTTCGTTTTTTAGGATCTGAGTTACCTAGTAATGGATTACCAATAAATGCTAATCCTTTCCTTGTATTCGGACCTAGTAAATTATATTGTGATAATGATGTATTGGTATATCGACTTATAGGCGTAATACCGGCACCAAATACTGATTTAGGTCCTGTAACAGATGTTAATGTAAGAAATGGCATTCCTGGTGCTATTCCTATAGCTGCACCTGTTGCTGTTCCTATCAGACCGAAGGTTTCTTGAGTTAATAAATTTAATCGGTTAAATCGTGTACCAAATCCAGTAACATTACGCGTTGTAAATATATCTCCATAACGATAGCCTATATCTACCGGCAATATAGTATCTCTACGTGCACGAACTCCTAATATTGGATTCTGATTAAGCGGTGATAATGGATTGTAAAATTTGTTCGTTAATGGAGCCGGCGCCGGTATCGGTACACCTAAGAAACTTTCTACATTAGGATTCATTACTTGCAATCCGAACTGCTTAGCTGAATATGCTAATCCTTTTGGTGATAGTAGAAATTTTCTAATTCTTACTTTATCCACCGTATCTCTTTCTACAAATGCAGAAATACCGCCTCGAGGTGTACTACTAATAGTATCTGCAAATCCTCCCCAGTATTGAGGTTCTGAATTATTATCTCTTTGTATTCCTCGTAATATAAAAGGCTGATCTGTTGCTAGTCCAAAACTGTTTCTGTTCCATGCCTCTGATCTAACTTTTACTTTATTGTATATATCATCAATTGGAGAATTGGTTGTATATGTATCTGCTAATCCAGAGTTACCATATATAGCACCTATGCTATCATTATATTTATTATTTATATTCCACCCGGTATGAGCTTCAGGCTTCCAATTATATACATTACCGGTCGGTCCCTTAGGGAATGGAAATCCTATGCCTCCTTGATTCATTCTTTTAGATATACCGCCTTGCGGTACCGGGTAATCATCTTTGCTTTCTCGATAGCCTGGCGACAGGTTGAAGAATCCTAAATTATTAAATCCAGGACGGAATCTTATAAACGTGCCAGCGTTGGCTGTTCTATTTTCTAAAAATAATGATTGGCCGGTAGATGAAGGAGCTGCTTGTATCGCGTTATTAGGGGTATTACTAGAACCTGGGCCAATTGGCATTGCGAATGGCGACTGTGCAGGAGTACTTCCTTGTGGCGACGCTTCTGGATTCCATATACCAGCGGATAAATTCGATACTAATTCTGTTAATGCCATTATTTTTATCCTACTACATAAGTACTATTAATATCTGCCTGTGCTTTGATTTCATCTACTACTCTATCACCTATTTTTATTTGTACTGGTCTATTTGATAATGCACTTAAATTGGTTACCAATTGATTTAGTAATGCATTTGTTGTGCTCATATCTGTACTACCACCGGTACTACCACCGCTACTAGCGGTACCGCCTCCAGACATTGCACTTGCTAGGCCTGGCGCTGCTATAACATCATCATTTTTAGATAATTGGAATAATCCACCTTCCTTAGTTGATATTTGAGTTTTACCATCGGCTGGGGAGAACATATCGCCGGCAGATGTTGCCTTATTATATAGAGCAAATAATCCACCAGCGGCTGCAATTGCTAATGGAATACCGAGGCCAAGTGGTATCAGAGCAAATGAACTAAATATACGTGCTACTGCCTTTGCTAATACTACTGCACCGCTAGCCATATCTTTAACCATATTTTTTGCTCCAAGCACGCCTTCTTTAATTTTTTCTTTATTTATACCTTCTTGGTATAAAAGTTTTACACGCGTTATGCCTTGTTCTATGGCCGCGGCGGTTTTAATTGCAGTTTGATATATTAACGTCTTTTTCTTGTTAGCTAAAATAAGGCCAGTACCTATACCAATTGCTGTAGTTATCACTGAAAATTCTTTCGCAAAATTAACTAGCTTTTCAAATGCTATAGCTGCATACTCGATAGGTAAAAATGCAATCTTAATAGCACCGCCTATTAATTTAAGTACTGGGGTCATTGCTTGTAATACTGATAACACTGCCTGACCTACTGGCAGTACCATCAGTTTTAATTCATTTCCTAAATTTGCAACATCGCTGGCCAGATCTTTTGCCGACTGTTCTTGTGCTAACCGAGCCTTAAGATCTTCTTTATTCATAGATTGTATTTCAGCTGCAGATAATCCTAGGCCTTGTGCCGCGGCTAATTGCTCTTCAGTTGCGTTTCCTAGTGCATCTTGTATTGCTAATGATTTGGATAATTCATCAACAGACATTCCTGCTGCTTTAGCTGCAGCTTCTTTTTGCAAGACATCCATCTGATTGAATTCATCTATACCACCCATTTGGTCTAATATCAATTTAGTAGCACCGGCAATGTCACCTTGCAATGCCAACTGCCGTGCTAAATCAAAATTAACTTCTTTACCAGTTAAGGCCATAAATTCAAATTGATTGGCTAAACTAGATTCTATATCTAATAATGATTTAGATACATTAACCATTGTTGTTAAGCTAACTCCTAATTTCGCGGCTTCTACAGCGGCTCTTGTTAAGGCCTTAACATTTCCTCCAAAGAATTTTGCTGTTTCTTTGGCACTTGCAGCGATATCAGCTGTAACGGTTCCAACACTTACGCCAGCTTTAGTTGCGGCGGCCGCTAGATCTAGTTGCGCATCTGCAGCTTCCGTCGCCGGTACTCCTAATCCTAATAATGCGTTATTTACTTTTGCAGCTTCATCTGCACCATACCCAAACGCCTCGCCAATGCTAGCAACTTCTGCTGCTATCTCCGGAGTCATCATAGCCATGGTACCAAATTCTTTTATAGTAGCCTTTTGGACGGTTAATACATCACCCATTGTTATTAGTTGAGATCCTAATTGGTTTGCTACCTCTTGTGATGATTTAGCCAATGCTTCAGCCTGGGCAACTGTTATGCCTGCTTCTTTTGCTATTCCGGCAAATTGCTTTTCTAATGAAGCTGCTAATGTAGCCGCGGCTGCTAACGCGGCTACGATTGCAAGCATTATTAATGGACCGGCTATAGCAGCTGCTTCTGCCCGAAATACTGCCATTGCTTTTGATGTGGCCTCGGCAAGATTGCCAGAACGAGCGAGTTCCGCATTAAACGCTTCAAGTGCCGATGTATGTGCTTTCTGAAGTTTTACTTGGAGCCTATTTAACCCTAAGAACTTACTTAAAGTTTTGCCCATTGGAACGTATCGATCGATAAAATCATCGAGTTGAACAGTTGATTCGCCTAACAGATCTAATAATTTACGGTGGCGACTGATATCTGCTTCATTTAAATTTGCTAAAGCATCTTGCGCCTCTAGTAAAGCTTCAACGGTTCTAAGCTCATCTCGCATCAGCTTAGCTTCTACTTTCGATAGCTGGCCTAATCTGCGTTGATTTATCATTTTATCATAGATTGCTGCCCTCTGGTCTTTAAGACCTTGCAATATATCGTTATCAAGTTTATATTGATTTTGTAATTGCTTTTCTGCTTTTGATAGCGTTTTTACTAAACTATTCTGAAGTTTATCTATATCAGATAATGCAGCTGCTCGTTGTTTTGCTATGTTTGCCTGTGCTTTAGCTAGATCCACGGCTGCTTCTGCTTCGGCACGCTGAGCGATTAAAACCTGTAAGATTTTTTTATTATTTTCTAATATTTCTGCACTCTTATCCTCAGCCATTTAAATTCCTTATTTAGAATGTCGCTTAGCTCTTTTTTTACAAGCTGGCAAGTGTGGTTTACGGGTACATATTGATTGTATAGCGTCTTTTACATTTTTTTTCTGTTTAGCATAATCTATCAAAGCAGCTTTTAATTCAGGATCTGCTTCTGCTTCCTTATATATCTTGCTAAATGTACGTTTTAATTTAGGGGCAAACATTAATCCAAGAAATGAACCTAATATAGATTCATTGATTTGATTACCATAATGTTCTAATGGATCTTTTGCCATAATAGTATCCTTCTTTCTTATAAATATAAGGATAGCGAATTATCGTCGTCTAGATGACGCTGCTTTGGCCTTTTTAGCGGCTTCTTCTTCAGCCTTTGATTTTTCTTTGTGCACGTTGTCTACACTTCTGATATAGAACGTACGTAACCATATCGGCATATCATATACATCAGACCAGGTGAATCCACCCTTACCCCAATATATAAGATCGAATATTTGCTTATGGAGTGTAAGTCGGTAGTTAGGCGTCAGGCCAAAAAAAGTTGACTCCTATCGGCAAGCTTAAAGTAAATGGCTCTCCAGTCTCGTCATCTATGAATTCAATATCCATATCAACGTCAGGTTGAACTGTTTTCATATACTCTCTCAATGCTCGTGAATCGATAGCATACAACTCTTCTCGAACAAAATTACGAATCTTTTGCTTGTCAGTGTCACCATCCACAGATACTATAGCATGCGCCAATCGGGTAGTTAATTGAGGATCTGCTCCACCGGTTTTTCGCTGAAGCTTTTTAAGGCCTTTCAATTCCTTTTCAATAGCATCATTGTCTCTATGCGATAGTGTTTTGAACGTTACCGTTCGTTTACTGGCCGGTAGCTGGAATGAGAATTCATTTACCCCAGCCTCTATCGAACCTTCGTCAAATGGACGATCTTCAATACTAGTGAGGTCTATTGTTTCTTGTTGCTTCTTACCGGAAGGAGTAGTAACTTCAGTTACATATTCTTTACCATATCCTAAAATACGTGCAGCAATCATAATTGCATTTTTATCGCCTACCAGTAAATCATTGTAATTGATTCTTTGGCCTTCACCATTTCCGATGATAAGTGATTGAAATAATTTATCTAATACAACTCCTTGCTGAATATATGATTGGGTAGTAAGAATATCTTCTTCTCGAGCCGTCATATATTTCATTTCAACTTTACCTGTTGCTAATGGATTGTCTTTTGGATATAGCAATCCTTTAGATGGTAATGCTACAATCTCCGTTGGAAATTTAGGTGGTTGCGTAGCTTCTGGGGTTGGATTGGCTGGTGTTTCAGCAGATCTGTGATTAGGTAATTCGTTACTCATTAATACTCCTTATAACTTTTATATAAATATGCCGGACAGTAAAAACCTCCATATAAATATGAAGGCTTTTACTTTAAATATTTGTTTACAGATTAGAACTGCAATATTGCATAATCATATTTCAATGTAAGCTCAATCTGAACTGGATCTTCTGTACTCCAATCCATATCACCAAAGGTTGCAGAAGAAATAAATGCACCTTTCAATGTCCATTCTTCAACTTTATCACCTACCGGTCCTAAAGAATTGAAAGTGATATCTTTCTTGTAGAAGTCAGAATAACCATCTCTACCTGTTACAGATTCGTGATGCAATCTTACCCATTCCATTACTGCCTGAGCACCTGATGGTACTACTGGATCATATAATGTAATGGTAACATCTTGCCAACGACTCTTTCCTTTGATCTTTCGCTCAATATTGATATGATCTAATACAATCTCACCTTGATCGATAGATGGTCTAGATGCAGCTTTAATGAGATATGATGGAATACCATCTACATACATAATAAACCTATTGCTTACTTTTGGTTCATATGCGGTAAAAAATATCTCGGTTGGATCTAATAATTGTGCCATTTATGTTTCCTCTTTTATATAAATATCTACTTTCCTAATTTTTACTCAGGAAAAGCAGCTCCCGTTGGTAAAACATTGAAATCAATAATAATGAATTCTGCTGTCTTAGCTGGTTGCAAGAATATCTGTCCTACCAATTGATTTCTATCAACTACATCTGGTGTGTTATTTGTTTCATCCATTACAACTTTGAATGCATATAAACCTTGACGCTGCTGGATATCTTCAAAATAAGGATTAACAATAGAAAGGAATCTGTTTCTAGTTGCTGTTGTATTTTGCTCGAATACCAAGAACTTACTAGTTGATGCAACAAATTTCTTAGCTGCAATAAGCAATCTACGTACATTGATTCTATCCAATGCCGATGCTTTTTTCTGCAATGTCTTTTGTCCAAATACTACAACACCACTGTTAGGGAAAGTTGCAATAGGATTAACATTGCTTTCATAAAGATCATCTCGATTGGTTTGCGTTAATTTTCTCTCAGCCTGGATAACTGATTCCAATCCACCTCTGTTAAGACCAGCTGGTGCAAACCATGGAGCGGCAACTGAATCATTAAATGCATATACTCCTGGAATCAATGTGGTAGCTGGTACCCAAATATTCTGACCTAAATCATTATCTGCAATTTGCAACCATGGCCAATACATTGCATTATAGCTTGAATCTTCCGCTTCTGCTTGCAATTGTGCTGCCGATAACCCTGATCCATATAATACTGGATCCGATACCAGGAAGCAATCTCCCCTATCTTCAACCATGCTTTCTGCTTGAGATAATCTAGTACCATGTACACTATTAATCAATCCAGGCAATGATAGTAAATTAATATCATATTCATCTTGGTTACTTAATAGCTTAATAGCATCTTCATATGATGTAGATGTATCAGGATTATATCCTTGGCTATTTAAATCTGTAATATCGTTATAGAAATTTTGTGGATGTGATACCGTTCCTTCAGATCCATTTGCAAATGTTCCTGATACTGCTGATGGTAATGAAGCAGAAGCTGCTCCTACTCTAACATTTCCATTTGCATCTAAATAATTAAGAGTGGTTTTCAACACCTCTACTCTTACGTAATTAGATCTCACTGGGAATGATCCTGATAACTGTAAGAATGGTGATGTACCACCGGAATCTCTCATTGTGAATACCTGATCACCAATTCTACGTGCAATATAATTAGGTGAATTCGGATCTAATGTAAGATTATTGTATTGCTCAACAATACTTTTTCTTCTAATAGTATCATCACCTCTTCTGATAAATAATGTAAATGTACCTAAAGTATTATTAACATTTGCTACTTCCCATCGCAGGTTATCAGCTGAACCAGAAAGAAGCATGTTATTTGTTGTTTCGTCAGCAGCAATGCCTTGGCCATCAGTTGATGCTGCAGCTTGACCACTATTCATAATAGCACCATCTGATAATGTATATAATCTAAATGACGAACCACCACCTGAAGCAGTTACAAAAGAATCTGCAGGAGCATATGCACCTTCCAATATTCTTGTTACGGTTAATGTATCAGCATACCGTAAATAATTTTGTGCAGATACTGATGTTAAATATTTGTATGATTTTTCACTTGCACCAGAACCACTCGTAAATACATCACCAAATTTCTGTACATATTCTGAATATGATGATACAACTGTCGGTACCATAGCTGGACCTTTAACTGTAGGTCCGATAACTGCGGCGCCAATAGCTCCTACTGCGGCAGGTAAAAATGATTGATCAACTTCCCTGGTAAATACACCAGGACTTACAATTCTTTCGGCCATTGATTATCCCTTTTATTAAGTTTTTATATAAATATGGTATCAATAAGCCAAACAGTCTATTCAGTAGGTATAAATTCACCTTTCTCTAAATCGACAGTGCCATCACCATATTTTTCATTTAATGCTTTGGCAGCATCTTGCTCTTCTTGCTGCAACGCTTTGAATTCTGTATGCAATTTATCTTTGGTCTCATGTAATGAATCTAAATACTGATTAGTTAAGATTGTTTCCATTTCCAATTGACCGAATTCATAAATTTTTGAATCGCTGCGTAATTTAAGATCTTTTAACTTGTCTAATTCTTCTTGTGCTAACTTTGTTGCCATAATATAACCTTTTTAATAAATATGTATTACTGATCAAACCGACGGTAGAATGGTAGATAATTTCCATTCGTTCCTACATCATCTCCATAACCATCTGGTGGTGCAGTAAATTGAGTTTCTGCTAATTTAACTTGCTTGATACCGTATTGTTTATGTACATTTGATTTATATAATTCTGCTTCCGGAAAAATAGTGCCTTTCATTGTTACTGGTAATGTAGCTCTTACGGTACGATCCTCTCCGGTATTATTTGATAATTCATTTGCAGCATCTTGCACATAG